TGAGCCAAAACACTGGCGATCCTGTAAAGTCTACTCCTAAGGCTTCTGCACCAGCAGTAAGCGAAGACTACGATGATGAACCTGCACCAGTAGCTAAGTCTACTCCTGCTCCAGCACCAAAAGCTGAGGCAAGTGCAGGTGGCGATAGTCGTGCCCAAGACATCTTGGCAATGATCCGTAATCGTCAAAAAGCGTAAATTAAAACACGGCTCCCGGTTCTGTTCCTATAAGGTCCCCCGGGAGTTTTCTATTTAGGAGAATTATATGGCCACAAAGGCATTCGATCTATCGAAATTTAGAAAAACCTTGACTAAAAGTATTGATGGTCTAGGTGTAGGATTTAATGATCCTACAGATTGGATTAGTACAGGCAATTATACGCTTAACTATCTAATCAGTGGTGATTTCCACAAAGGAGTTCCGCTAGGTAAAGTTACTGTGTTTGCCGGAGAATCTGGTGCAGGTAAATCATTTATCTGTTCAGGTAACCTAGTTCGTAATGCACAACAACAAGGAATTTATGTTATCTTAATTGATACAGAAAATGCACTTGATGAAAAATGGTTACAAGATCTAGGTGTAGACACTAGTGAAGATAAACTGCTTAAACTCAACATGGCTATGATTGATGATGTGGCTAAAACCATTCATGAATTCATGTCTGAATACAAAGCAATGACAGAACGTCCAAAGGTCTTATTTGTCATAGACTCATTGGGTATGTTACTTACCCCTACCGATATCAACCAGTTTGAAGCGGGAGATTTGAAGGGCGATATGGGTCGTAAACCTAAGGCACTTACTGCTCTAGTGCGTAATTGTGTTAATATGTTTGGATCCTACAATGTCGGAATGGTTGCAACTAATCACACATACGCTAGCCAAGATATGTTCGATCCAGACGATAAAATCTCAGGCGGGCAAGGCTTCGTTTACGCAAGTTCTATTGTGGTCGCTATGAAAAAGTTAAAGTTGAAGGAAGACGAAGACGGTAACAAAGTATCAGATGTAATGGGTATTCGTGCGGCATGTAAGATCATGAAAACACGTTATAGTAAACCTTTCGAAACTGTACAAATTAAAATTCCTTATGAAACTGGCATGAACCCTTACTCAGGTATGGTCGATATGTTAGAAAAACAAGGCATCCTTGTACAACAAGGTAACAGACTAAAGTATGTTGATCCAACTACTGGAGAAGAAACCTTATTGTACCGAAAAGAATGGAAAGATGATAAATTAGATATGATAATGGCAAATTATCATTTAAAAGTTACCGTAACAACCATTCCAGAGGAGACAGAAGAGAATGTTGAATGAAACACAAGTAGGCGATATTTGGTTAAACTTTGTTGAGTACATTGACAAGAAACAATTAGAAACAGTAGCAGAACGCTATGTCGATCTATTGGCAGATTTCGGTGTACCTGACAAAGTTCTACAATCAGCACAAGGCGTTGATGAAATTCTTGACCAAGCAATTGGATATTATCTCAACGACGATGAAGGCTACGAAGAAGAAGATGACGATTACGGCGAATTGGAGTTTTAATGGGTTGGTATTCTGATGTTAGCAAGGATATTTCTAAAATTCCCGATGCAGTAGACTATTTTAACGACCAGTTAGTAGATGCGGCTAAGGAATGTAAAATTTCCGGAAATGTTGAACGTGCTGCGGCCGCAATGCCTGGCATTGTTGAACACAGGTTTGGACAATTACAAGAAATTGAGGCAATTTTAGAATACCTTAACATTGAACTTCGCAGACTTAAGAGTCAGCATTTTCGCAAGTACTTGGAAAACTATCAACGTGCTCTAAGTAGTCAAGATTGTCATCGTTATGTCGAAGGTGAGGCAGATGTAGTTGACTTTGAAAAAATTATCAACGAATTTGCCTTACTACGTAACAAATGGTTGGGTATTACTAAAGCACTTGACCAGAAACAATGGCAAATCACAAATATTGTGAAACTTCGTGTTGCAGGCATGGAAGACGCAACATTATAATCAATTCGCCCAAAAGGTAAACCGTAGGCCTTAAATAATATTGAGGCCTATTTTTTTCTAAATGGTTGCGTTAATGAAAAAGTTAGTATATACTAGCATATATGATAACAGTTGATAATTTATTACTAGAAATTGTAAATTCTACCTCCCCTACTATAGAAGAAATTATAGTAAGTAAGGACAGTAGAGTGTTGAGAAGCTTGGCTTCTTCGATAACAAACCACTTTTTTATTACTGAAAATCAAAGTAGACTGTTACTTAAAATTCTCCGAGAAAATCGCAAAAAACTCGGTGAAATTTCCGAAAATTTAAATCAAGCAATTGACGCTCCATTGTGGTCAAGATCATTTAGACAGATAGAACAAGTGAGAAAACTATATATTTCAAATAATGATAATGGAGAACCATCGCTTACTATTGAATTTACGTTCAATTCAGAAATTCGCAAAATTTTGTCAGAATTAGCGAAAAAATGCGAAAATTTAATAATCACATCTAACAGTAAAATTTACTCAGCGTCACTTACTGAGCAAAATTTGGTCATGTTAGTCGAAGCATTAACTCCATTAAATTTTGAAATCGACGATGTAATCACAAACCACTACAACACCATAAAATCTTGGTCAGAAACCGAAATTCGTGACCAATTTTTACTGACAAATATTACTAACTTAAATTTCCATAAACACATTACTGAAGATTTAGGTATAAGCACATCAATTAACGATAACATCATCGCCGACAGAAGTGTACGATATCAGTATTTTACAGAAATTGCCAAAAAACACGGTGACACCCTGACAGAAACAGTGGCAAACCGAAATAAACCAAAAATATGGGTTGATAAAAATCAACATACATTAACTGAGGTCATCGGTAGTTTGAACGAACTGAAACGTTTACCGATACTGATAGTATTCGACACACTGGTCAATAGCAAGTATAATACTAATTTGCATATTTTGTCAGAAGCCCTGGAAAATAACAGAATTTTTGAGAAAATTGGAGTTTATTTCAGACTGCCCAATGACGAGTCAGGAAAACAGTTTAATCAGTTTATTGCACAGAAACATTATAATTATAACCTTACAAATGACACAAATGTTGCATGTGTACAGAGTGGAAAATTACCGAAATTTTTCCTCACAAATGCATGGAAACCAATGAGCATTATAGCACTTGATAGTCGGATGGGTTTGCGCCATGGAAAAACTGCAACCTATGCCAATTGTTGCGATTGTGTAATAGAGTGGTCCGATGAGCCAACATTAGCTGATCAAATGAGGATCAAAACACTATGACAGTAAAGTTGGTAATCAGAGACGAAGTTAACATCAAGTTCGAGAATTTGAGTCTTGAAGCACGAAAGAAATTAGCAAACACTTTTAAGTATGAAGATCCAACAGCAAGATATAGACCTGCTTATAAACTAGGTCGTTGGGACGGCAAAGTGTCGATGTTCGGGCTTGGTGGAAATGGCTATTTGAGTCAGTTAGAAAAGTGTCTTGGCATACTAGCAGACATGGATATTGATATCGACGAGTTGGAAGATTTACGTACAACTAGTCGGATCGAATTCAAAGAAATCACAAACAACTACTGGGCCGACATGGGTAAAGTTTGGCCTGCTGGACATAGATTTGCCGGACAACCGATTGTGTTACGTGATGACCAAGTTGAAGTTGTTAACAGGTTTTTCACCAATACGCAAGCACTACAAGAAGTAGCAACTGGTGCAGGCAAAACTATTATGACAGCAACACTAGCGCATTGTGCCGAGAAATATGGACGCACAATTACTATTGTTCCTAACAAAGACTTGGTAACACAAACAGAAGAAGACTTTAAAAATGTCGAGCTAGATGTAGGTGTTTATTATGGTGATCGTAAAGATTTAGGTAAGACACATACTATTTGTACTTGGCAAAGTTTGAATATTTTAGATAAAAAATCTAAGAACTGGGATGCAGATATTGCGTATACTTTAGCAGAATTCCTCGATGGAGTTAAGACAGTTATTGTCGACGAAGTACACATGGCCAAAGCAGAAGTTCTTAAAAATCTACTAACACAAAATTTATGTAATGCACCTATACGTTGGGGATTAACTGGTACTGTGCCTAAAGATGCATTTGAAGCTGAACCTATCTTTGCATCAATTGGTCCAGTAGTTGGCGGTATCAAAGCACACGAACTACAAGAGATGGGTGTGTTAAGTAACTTACATGTAAACATCTGTCAACTTATAGATTTACCAGAGTTTAAGACGTATCAAGAAGAATTAAAGTATCTTGTCACTAACAAAGACAGGATGACATATTTTAGTAAACTAATAGCAGGCATAGCAGACTCAGGCAACACATTAATCTTAGTCAATAGGATCGATACAGGCAAATTATTAACAGAAATGATCGAAGGCGCTGTTTTTATTTCAGGTGAAGTTAAAGGAACTAAACGTGCAGAAGAATACAAAGAACATGCAACAAATGACAACAAGGTTACTGTGGCGACTTTTGGTGTGGCCGCTGTAGGTATTAATATCCCCCGTATTTTTAATCTGGTTCTTCTGGAGCCCGGAAAGAGCTTTGTCCGCGTTATACAATCAATTGGCCGCGGCATTAGAAAAGCAGAAGACAAAGACTTTGTACAAATCTGGGACGTTACGTCGACCTGCAAGTTCGCCAAGCGTCACCTCACAACGAGGAAGAAATTTTACAAGGATGCCAAGTATCCGTTTACAATACAAAAAGTGGACTGGCAAAAATAAGGAATCATGCAGATATTAACATTAGAAGACAAGACATTTTCATTAAACAACTTACCGGAAGAAGTGGATGAAAACACTAGGTTTGCGGTATTAGATAACAGTAATCCAGCCGAACCTGATTTCTTTTTCATGCCATTAATTTTCTTGGAAAGTTTTAATGCACCTGCAATGGTATTGCGTATTGGTGATGATGAAGTTGCCATGCCCATTGATTGGAGTATAGCAGTAGGGGATAGTAGTAGTGCAAGTGATATTGAAATTTTACCTTTAACTAGTTTAAATGATAGAGGCTTTGAAGCACTATGTTTTAATCCGTTAAGTTCGTTTAGGGTAGAATTTAAAAAGATAGAAATTGTAAATTTTTACAACGACGTCAAGTGGTATTTCCCAAAGATGAAAAATGGACAATTACTAGCAACGCCTACGCACTTTGGACATAAACCTACATGTGCATACTTTGTTAAAGAAATTAGCCGTCAAAGCGAAATCATTCAATTGGATAAAATATTATGACATTAAAAGTAGCTTACTTCCAACCAGTAGTGCTGGCCATTGATAATGTTCCAGCCGTAGAATTTAGTCAACTGTATAACTTAGCAGATGGACTTCATGCTCAACCACAACTAGTAGAACCTGACCAACCTTTGATTAGTAAACGTGGCGGTCAACAAATACAAATATACCCTAACACCATAGGATTAGATGTTGGCTGGCTGATTCGTTGGATCGAAACTGCGGCACAAGGATACATGGAATTAATAGGCCAACAAAGCGGATCTGAAGAATTAAAATATACCAAACCAGTGGTTGTTAGTATATGGACTATTCGTCAAACCTCAGGTGATTATCAAGAAATGCACAGTCATCCTGCTGGGCATATTAGCGGTAATATCTATATCAGTGCTCCAGAACTAGAACCAGGAAGCCAACCTAGTGATAGCCAAATATTGTTTAGACTTCCGCAAACTAAAGATATCAGCAAATTTATTATGCAGGATACTTGGAAGTATAGTCCTACTCCAGGAACTGTAATTATGTTCCCTAGTTATTTGCCACATACTGTATACCCTTGGAAAGGTATTGGTACAAGAACTATCGTAGCGTTTGATTTAAAATTAGTGCCAAAGGATCAATAATGGGCTCATTAAAACCGGGTGCAACTTACATTTATGAAAAATCTAATGGTGTAACCTACGCTAGAGAAGTAGGTGCAGATCCGAATACCCGTACGCCTATTGGTTGGGACTACAATCCAGTAAATGGTCATTTTGTAAACGACTTTTGGAAGGATGTTATTGAAGAATCACAAACCAATCCGGCTTTACAAAAAGCCGTGGATCGTGTTATAATATTGTATAAACTAAGTAAAGAACGGTATGAGTGAAAAAATCGAATTAAAAGAAAAAATCACCGCAGTGGATCAAAATATCCGCGAGTTGTGGGACGCCATGGACGATGACCAGAGAAAAAGTCTCAAAAGTGAATTCTTTATTTTAAATAGATATATCAGTAGTGCAGCCGGGCAAAAACGTGAAATACAAGAACACTTTGTATTAACTGTTAATGAATATTTTAACAAGCACTGGAATACTTTACAACAAAGACATCCTAAACTGTTGTGGTTGTTGTTGTGTATGTGCAGTTACAATGGGGAGAAAACTTTCTTCCACGAATGGATTGGTCACAAGAAGAAATCCGGTTTAAACAATAAAAAAGTTAGGTTTTTAGAAGAAATTTATCCTACTAAGAAAATGGACGAAATTGAATTGTTAAGTCAAATTACTACAGACAAAGAATTAAAAGAACTAGCCCGTGCGTATGGCATGGATGAAGCAACAATCGCTAAGAAATTAAAATGATGTCTTTAGTCACGCAACCGTATACTTGTGGTTATTGTAATAAAGGATTCATGCAAGAGAAGACTTTATTTGTACACGTATGCGAGCAAAAAAGACGAGCATTAGCTAAAACAGAAAAACATGTAGTACTTGGTTACGACACCTTTCGTCGTTTTTATAAACAGGCACAGCCTAATAATCCTCAGGATAAAACATATGAAGAATTTTGTAAAAGTCCTTATTATAACGCTTTTATTAAGTTTGGCAGCTTTGTCAGTAACGTTAATCCTCTCTATCCAGAACGTTTCATTGATTGGACTATATCATCAGGCGTTAAACTCGATCACTGGTGCAGAGACGAACTCTACGAACAATACGTCTTCGACCTTATCAGAAAAGAATCAGTCGAAACAGCCTTAGAGCGTAGTATTAAGCACATGCTCGAATGGGGTAACGACAATAATGCACAATGGAATCATTACTTTTTATATGTGAGTCTGAGCCGTGCTTGTTATGATATTAAAGATGGAAAAATTAGTCCTTGGTTAGTATTGAATAGTGCCAGCGGTAAAGACATGTTGAAGAAATTTAGCGATGAACAGTTAGGACACGTACAAAAGATAATTGATCCTCCTTTCTGGATGAACAAGTTTAAACGAGCACCAGCAGATGTTGAACTAGTTCGGCAAGTAGTCAAAGAGAGCAATATATAATGCCAGATATTGATATTGATTTTGCAGATAGAACAAAGGCTTTAGCAGTATTAAAGCATATAGATGCACGACTTGATACAGATAAGAAACATAATACCGGTGTATACGTACAAAGTATTCCATACAACCCTATAACTGGATTAAGTACATTAGACTATAAATCAGCAGAAGACAGAGGCTATTTTAAGATAGATTTTTTAAATGTAAATGTTTATGAAGGCGTTAAAAGCAAAGAACATTTGACAAAATTATTGGAGATTGAACCGCTATGGGATCTATTACTAGAAGACGAGTTTGTGAACAACCTCTTTCACGTGAACGGACACGGGAACGTATTGAGGCAGATGAAACCGAAAAATATCGAAGAGCTCGCGGCATGTTTAGCGATAATTCGTCCAGCAAAAAAACACCTCTCAGGCAAGAACTGGAACGACGTATTCGCAGAAGTATGGACGAAGCCGACGACTGATGAATATTATTTTAAGAAAGCACACGCCATTGCCTACGCACATGTAATTGTTGTGCAGATGAATTTAATTTGCGAACAACTATATGAGACGAATTGATTTTAAAAATATTGGAGCAGTTCAGGATTTATTGTTTCCTGACATGGTTAATAAATTAAAAGAATCTGTTAAAAATTTTAAATTTGAAACAGCAACCCCATGGAATAAAAATCTAGCAGGCAATTTAAGACACGAATATTATTTTAAAGAACACTGGGATGAAATAGAGCAACATGTTCTCAGATTAGCAAAATTTCATGAAGAGCAATACCAGTGCATAGATCGATTGATTACTGATTTGAAAAAGAAAGATTTAAAATTAGGATCAATGTGGATTAATTTTCAAAAGAAAGGTGAAGTTAATCCTATGCACCATCACGATGGTGTATATAGTTTTGTTATATGGTTAAACATACCATTTGACTTACAAACTGAACAACGTAATTCACCTGGCATTAATGCTAATGCTAATAGAGTCGGCATGTTTGAATTTGTATATACAGATGCTTTAGGACATATATTAGCGCATCCTATCCCAGTTGATAACAAATACGAAGGAACTATTTGTTTATTTCCTTCTAAGATGCCACATACTGTATATCCGTTTTTAACGTCGGACGACTATAGAGTTACAATTTCTGGAAATATTATAAATGATTAACGTACTTTGCGTACTAGCTGTACACTCTTACGTTTAACACGTTTGAGTGTAAGATTCATTAAATTAACTACAGGCCCTAATACTATGCGAGTATCTTTACTGTTAAATGTTTTAACAGCATAGGCAAAAGGTTGTATTTGTTCTCTGCAAAAAATATTGATAGGAAATTGACGATTTGATTCCCACCACCAAATCTCTCCTACTTCTAAAAATGCTGTCTTTTCCTCTGGAGTTTTAAGAGCATTTAGGTCATAGAAGCTAGTTACGAATTGATCCTGATTAATAATAATGCCCACGTACTCGTCATCGCCGTAGTTTATTACACTAATGAAGGGTAAATTCTGTTCTATATTGTCTCTTAGTTTTGCCATAAATACTATTAAAGGTCCTTGCCAATGCAAAAAGTTCAAAGTTATTTATATCCTAACAGAGTTATATTGATAGCCGATTTGGCAGGATTCACTGTGGAGAACACGATTGTGTATGCAAAAACCGTAAAAATGTATGTTGGTGTTGACAATGTTATTCAGTTCGACATTCAGAACGCTGACCAAAAAAGAATTGACTTAGTTAACAATCCTTTGATTAACAACATCAGCATGAATGTAATGGACATGTCGGGTAATGCATTGGCCAACAGTCCGTATACTGTTACTCCATATTCATCTATTACAGGTTCTGCAACAAACGTAAAACTTGCCGGAACTAATGGACAAGGTACATCATCTACGCTATCAATACCTACTGCAAATATTACAGGATCGTTTGTTGTTGGATCAGTTATTACTGGAAGTACTATTGTAGGAACAGTTACCGTGACAAATGTAACTTCAGATGTCGATAGCGCAACGACCAATTTAACAGTAAGTTTTGCCAATCAGACTGTGACAAACGCCGCCCATTTATCCATTACCGGTGCTGCACAACCACTAAAGGGAATTGGTATTGTTACAATTCCAGAAGCCGATTTAGACGAATTAGAAGACCAAAATTTACAATATAGTGTTACTGGAATTGACACAAACGGAAATGAAATAATGCTGTATGCTGACAGCAGATTTGGTGCAGTGG